ATGGCTGGCAAACTCCGGCACTGGAAAGAGCGCAACGGCCGCTATTCCGCGAGAATCGTGGTTCCCCCTGCCCTACGGCCATATCTGGACGGTCGCGCCGAACTGGAAATCCAGCTTGGCGGCGACCGACGCGCGGCTATCCGCAATCATGCGGCTGCGGTCGCGTCCATCCAGCGACAGATCGGCATTGCCCGTGAGAAGCACGAGAAGGCAACCGGTGCTCAGCCGCAGCCGGCCCGCAATCCCCTCACAGCGCAAGAGATCGCCCTTCGCGACTATCAGGCGCAAATCGACTTCGATGCCGAGATCAGGAAGGCTGACCACCGCTATGCCCGCTTCGATGTTGATGCCGATGAAGCGCGCCGGTTCGTTGAAGGTTATGTCGGCCGACTGTCCGACGATCAGCTTGAAGAGCTGATCGGTGACCGACTGACCCGCGCCCGACTCGCTGGCAACACCGACGCGCCGAAAGGTAGCGCCGAATGGCGCGAGATCGCACAGGCCCTTTGCGTCTCATCCTATGAGGCTATGGCACGCGAAGCGGAACGCAACGAAGGTGACTTCACCGGCCGGCCGACTCATCCCCTTCTGGCAAACGCCTCGGCACCGACTGACGACGAACCGGAAGCGATCACCTTTGATGACGTGATCGATCAGGAAGCGGCGCGACGTGCGCGCGGCAAGAATGCCAAAGCCCTCCCCGCCCGGACGATCAAAAAATATCGAGATGACTGCGCATCCTTCGCAAAATGGCGAGGCGACACGAATGCCCTCACCGTCACGGCCGCAGAGGGCAAGAGCTGGATTGAAGCCATGCAAGACGCTGGCGACCTTCAGAATCGCACCGTGAAGGTAAAATTCCAAAACCTTCGGACGGTCTTAAATTGGGGCCGGCAGAACGACCCCACCAACTTCTTCCCGGCTGGCAATCCGCTCACGGGCATCAAGACACCCGACTACACCACGATGCCGTCATATCTGCGGACGTTCACGATGGACGAGGCGCGACTTGTGCTTCTGGCGGCACGCAAAGAATCAAAACCGTTGCTGCGCTGGATACCGTGGCTTTGCGCCTACTCCGGCATGCGCGTCAGCGAGGCAGGCAACCTGCACAAGGAAGACTTCTTCGAATCAGACGGCCGGTGGTTCTGGAAAGTGACGACGGTCGGGAACCGGGCTTTGAAGAACTTGAGCAGCGAGCGCCGTATTCCGGTGCATGCCGCGCTGATAAATGAGGGGCTTATCGATTTCGTGAAGGCCGCGCCGCCCGGCCGGCTGTTTAAGGGCGAGACCAAGGAAGACGTTTCGGTTCAGCCGCGCATGAGCACTTGGGTCCGCACACTGATTCCTTACGAGAAGCGGCCGGAGCTTTCGCCGAACCATGGGTGGCGTCACCTCTTTGAAGACCTCTGCCGGCGTTACCGCGTCCCGGAAGATGCCCAGCACTACATGACCGGCCGCACGAACGGCGGATCACAGCAGCATTACGGGCGAAGCGAAGTCATGCTTCCCGGTCTTGCCGCAGCGATGGACCAGATCGAAGACATTCCAATAGAACGCTGAATAGGATTATTTTCAGATAAATAGGAAATAATACACATTCAGGGATTCACAAGAGACTCCTAATGTGAGATTCTCGCCTCAAGTTAATTGAGGACAGATCACATGGTGCTCTCTCGTGGGTAAGCGGAAGTCAAAGAAGGCCGGCTCTTCTGTTGAGCGGAAGGCCTTTTCCATCAACAGCCCCGACTTCGCCGACCTTATCGGCTTCCGCCCTACCTATTCGGGTGTTAGCGTTGGTGGTCAGTCGGCGCTTTACGTGCCGGCTGTCCTTCAGGCTGTCCGGCTGATCTCGGAAACCATCGGCTCTCTTCCTTGCAAGCTCTACCGGGAAACCGCAGAGGGCAAGGAAGCGGCCAAGGATCATTCCGCCTATCGCATCGTTCACAAGCGCGCCAATGAATGGACCGGTGCCGGCGATCTCCGCACCCGCCTTACCGCCGACGCCCTCATTTACGGCAACGGCTTCGCCCGCGTCGTGCGTTTCGAAGACGGCAGCCCCTTTGAACTGCACCGCCTGAAGCCCGGCAGCGTCTCAGCTCTTGAGAACGCCGTGACCGGAGCGCCCGTCTATCGCGTCTCAGAGAAGGCCGGCAGCCGCGACTATCCGCACACAGAAATCCTTCACGTCCCGTCGTTCCTCGCAACCTCGCCGATCACGTTCGGCAAGGAAGGCATTGGCCTTGCCGCGATCCTTGAGCGCCACGGCGCACAGTTCTTCGGCTCCGGCGCTCGCCCGACCGGCATCATTTCCAATGACAAGCCGCAGGGCAGCGAAGCCGGCGCGAAGACGATGGCGAACGTCCGTGCTTCGTTTGACGAATGGCAGAAGGGCGGCGGGCCGCTCTTTCTCGATAGCGGATGGACCTACGACCAGCCGGCCATGACCTCGACCGATGCGCAGTTCCTTGAGCACCGGCTTGAACAGGTCCGCGAGATTGCCCGCGTCTTCGGCGTTCCGCCGACCATGCTTTTCGAGCTTACCCGTGGGACATGGTCGAACACCGAACAGATGGGCGCACAGTTCCTTCAGCTTTGCCTTCGTCCGTGGCTGGACCGCTGGACGGACGCCATGACGACCGTTCTTCTCAGCGAGGACGAACAGGACGACCACTATTTCGAGTTTGTCACCGACGACCTGATGCGCGCCGATGCGGCCAGCCGCACGGCGAACATGACCGCCCTTGTGACCAATCGCATCATGACCCCGAACGAGGTCCGCGCGATCCTCAACCTTCCGCCGCTTCCCGGTGGCGACGAACTTTCCAACCCGCACACGACCAGCAATGCCGCGCCCGCACCGGCCCCGGCAAAGGAACCCGCATGATCGAATACCGCACCTTTTTCGGCGACGGCGAAAAGACCTTCGCATTCCCGACCTGCGAACTCATCGAAGAGCTTGAGCGCGTCACCGGCCACGGCATCGGCGCGCTGCATTGGCGTCTCGCCAACGAACAGTTTTCCTTCAAGGACGCGCTTCAGGTCATCCGCCTGGGACTGATCGGCGGCGGGCTCGCACCCCGCGAAGCCGACCAGCTAGCCGCGCTCTATTGCATTGGCAGGCCGTGGCGTGAGTCTCATTTCGTTGCGCTCGGCATTCTGAACACCGTCTTTCACGGCGCACCGGAAACCGAAGAGACTGACGACGACTTCGGCTTCCCACAGGACGACACGCAAAAGGCAGCAGCGGCCGGCGATCTCTCCGCAGCGATCAACGCGGCCTATTCGGACGTTGCCGCATGACCGACCGCCTCGAAATCAAGGCCGCTCTCTCGGTTGACGACGCCGGCACCATCACCGGCATTGCTTGGCCGTTCGGCTCGCCGGATCGCGTCGGCGACGTAATCGAGAAGGGCGCTATCGCCTCGCCGGAAGTCCTGCCGATGCTCTTCGCCCATGATCAGGCGCAAGTCATCGGCGTCTGGGACCAGATCGAAGAGACCCCGGACGGCCTCACGGTGAAGGGCCGCTTGCTCGTGGACGACGTGGAACGCGCCCGCGAAGTGCGCGCCATGATCCGCAACAAGGCCGTATCCGGCCTGTCCATCGGCTTCCGCACGAAGTCCGCCAAGCCCCGCCAGCGCGGCCGGACAATCACAGCCCTCGACCTTCACGAAATCTCAGTTGTCGCCGTTCCCAGCCATCCCGGCGCGCAAATCACGTCAGTTAAGGCCGCCGATGGCACGGCAGACCAGAAGGAAATGACCTTGGAAAACGAAGAACTCGAACTGAAGAATGATCCGGTGATCTCGCCGGAAGACCTGAAGGCACTCAAGGCAGACGTTGCCACCATCAAGGCGAAGCTTGCCCGCCCGACGGCCGCGAACAACAACCATCCGGCCGCCGGCAACGATAATCTCGAATGCAAGGCGTTCGGCTCTTACCTGCGCGGCGGCATCGAACGCACTGCGGTTGACGAAGCCAAGGCGCTCACCATCGGCAGCGACGCTAACGGCGGCTACCTCGCTCCTGAAGAATTCGGCAGCGAGCTTATCAAGCTTCTGCGCGAATACTCTCCGATCCGGCAGTATGCGCGCGTCGTGAACATCACGGCATCCGAAATCAAGTATCCGCGCCGCGTCACGGGCACGGCCGCAACGTGGGTGGCCGAAATCGGCGACCGGACCGAAAGCGGCATGACCTTTGAACAGGTGACGCTTGCCCCTTATGAACTGGCTACCTTCACCGACGTGTCGAACCAGCTTCTCGCCGACAATGCTTATGGGCTGGAAGGCGAACTTCTCTCTGACTTCGCCGAAAGCTTCGGCATCACCGAAGGCCTTGCCTTCGTCAAGGGAACCGGTGTCGGCCAGCCGAAGGGCATTATGACCGCCACGGGCATCAAGGAAGTGAAGACGGGCGTCGCCGCTGCCTTCCCGTCTACAAACCCCGCCGACGTTATCATCGGCATGTATCATGAGCTTGCTACGAGCCATGCCGCAAACGGCGTCTGGATCATGAACCGCAAGACGCTCGGCACCATTCGCCAGTGGAAGGACGGCACGGGCCGTTACCTTGTCCTTGATCCGATCTCCGCAGGCGGTGCTTCCACGCTTCTCGGACGTCCGATTGTCGAAGTGCCGGACATGGATGACATCGGCGCGGGCAAGTATCCGATCCTGTTCGGCGACCTGTCCGGCTATCGCATCGTTGATCGCGCTTCGCTCGAGATGCTGCGCGATCCCTACACCATCAAGCTCAAGGGGCAGACTCGCTTTCATGCTTGGAAGCGCGTCGGTGCGGACGTCACGCATCCCGACCGCTTCGTGAAGCTGAAGGTTTCGGCCTAAGCCATGAAGACGCGGCCCGCATATGAACAGGTGACGATTGCGCATGGTGGCAACACCGTGGCGCTTCGCCCTACATTGCGGGCCGCAGCCACCCTTACCGAACGCCACGGCTTCCCGGCCCTCTTTCAGGCGCTGGACAGCATGCACCTCACCATCACTTCCGAAATCATCCGCACGGCTTCATCCCCCGTGTCGGATGCAGCGGCCTTCCTTCGTTCAGAAGCGGCGGGAAGGCCGCTCTCCCCCTTTTTCCTCGCCGTGCGCCAACCGCTCGCCGAACTCATTGCCATGTTCATGCCGGCACCCGATCCGAAGGCCAAGCCTTCGTCGGCCGGCAAGCCCACGCCGTGGAACGAATACTTCGCCGAACTCTACAGCGCCGCGACGGGCTGGCTTGGCTGGACGCCCGAAACGACGTGGAACGCCACGCCGACCGAAATCACGCGCGCCCTGTCCGCGCACCACGACCGGCTCGTGATCACGGGCGTCCTGACCCGCACCGGCACGCCGACCGAGAAGACCCCGGACCCCGAACAGGCCGCACGCAACGAAGCCGAAGGCCTTGACCCCGAATTTGACCGCGAGGGCCTGCGCGCCCTCAAGGCGAAGATTGCAGGTGGCGTGTGAAGAAGCCCGCCCGCATCTGTTCTTGCGGCCGCGTCGTGCCGCATGGCGAATTCTGCGAATGCCAGCGCTCGGCAACGCGCGCCCGCAACGCCCGGCACGATGCACGACGGCCGTCCGCAGCCGCGCGCGGCTATGGCCCGGAATGGCGCAAGGCCCGTTCGGAATACCTCGCCATGCATCCCCACTGCCGGGAGTGCGCACAGCACGGCGTCACGCGCCTCGCATCCGTCGTTGACCACATCATCCCGCACCGTGGCGACAAGCGCCTCTTCTGGCACCGCGCCAACTGGCAGCCGCTTTGCGCGCCCTGCCACAACTCTATCAAGCAGCGCTTGGAAAGGACTATCCGCCCATGAGCACGGCCCTGAACCGCATGACCGTCAAGGAACTTCCACCCGGGCAATGGACCGAACTGGATACCAGCCGCTTCCAAATCCGGGAACAGAACGTCTTGAGGCTGGCACTCGGCACCTTTGTCGACAACCAGCCGTCCGGCTTTCCAGAGTATGAGCCGCCGGCTGTGGATACGGATGCCTACTTCCTGACGCCCGGCTACGGCGACGTTCCGGTATCGACCCTCGATTACTTCGGACGGCCCGGCTGTGCCGACAGGGAGGAACGGCCGATTTACGCCATGCCGAACGGCGTCACCCCTGTCACCATCGTCATGATCGACTACAGCGCCAAGCCGAAGACGATAGAAGAAGCGCCCGCCTCGCCATGACCACGCCAGCCGAACGCGCCCGCCAAATCGACAGGGAAGAATTCGCAGCCGAATGCACAGCCATCCGGCAACGCGCCTTCGACCGCCTTTCCCAGCCCTTGCGCATGGACGCGACCGTTCGTGCATCCATCGAACGCGGCACCCGCAAGCTTACTTGGAACGGCAAGATCAACGCCCCTAAGCCTAAGCGGTCACGCCCCACCGGTCCCGCACCCCGCGAACATCAAGTCATGGGCGTCTCGCTCACGGTTCAGCAATGGGCCGACCGGCTCGGCATCACCGTCAACACCCTGCACCAACGGGCACACCGTCAAGGCGGCATGGCGGCTGCAATCATCAATCATATCGAGCGCCATGGCGACGACTGCCTGAAGGGGAACCCCCATGGCACCGCATAGCATCATCCTTATCGAATACCGTGGCCGTCGCTGGCTTCTGTCCGAACTCGTGAAGATCACCGGCATTCCGCGCACGACGATCTGTAAGCGTCTCACGGATGGCTGGACGGTCGAACAGGCGCTCGGCCATCCGACGCCAACGCAGCGCCGGGCGGGGGTGGTCTCCAATTTGGAAGCCTTCGAGGGGACCGGCGCGGGGGGCACCGCACAAGAGACACCGAATTTAACTTTTTCAGGATTTGACGCATGACGGCCGTAAGCCTCGACCTCGCCAAGGCTCATTTGAAGGTGGACGGAACCGCCGAAGATGAGCTGCTTTCCCTGTATCTTGAGGCCGCAGAGACATGGGCGGGCAACTATATCGGCCATCCAGTCGCCGACCTTGACCCCATTCCGGCAGACGTGAAGCTTGCCCTTCTGAAGCTGGTTTCCTTTTATTTTGAAGTGCGCAGCCTCGCGACCTTCGGCCTTTCGGTGGAAATGGCACCGCAGGCCGTGACCTCGATCCTCGACAGCTACCGGAAGCAGTGGTTCGCGGAAGGGGAAGCCAATGTCTGACAAGAGGAACGACGGCGGGCTTGCCAACTTCAACAAGCGCCTGAAGGCCCTTGGCGATGCGCCCGACGCCATGATCGACAAGATTTTGATGCGCGCAGCCCATCGTGTCGCGCTGAAGCAGCGCGCCGCCGCGCCGGAAGATACCAGCGACCTGAAGCGCAGCATTGCCATCACCGCGCCCGGCGAGACGACCCCGCCCTATAGCCAGCCCGGTGGCGCGCATGTCGCCGGCAAGCACGAAGTGATCATCACCGCCGGCAATGCGGACGTGCGCTATGCGCACCTTGTCGAACACGGCACCGCAGAGACGGAAGCGCAGCCATTCTTCCTGAACACGTTCCACGAACAGCGCGCCAAGGAACAGCAAAACATCAAGCGACAAGCGATGAAGGTTTTGCGCGACGTGAATGCCGGGAAGAAGATTGATGTTTGAGCCGACCCTTGCCCTTCAGACTGCTATTCGCGCGGCGCTTATTGCCTCGCCGGACGTGGCCGCGCTTGTGCCTGCCGATCATATTCGCTCGGGCAGCACGCGGCCCGACAAGACCCCGGCCATCATCATGAGCGACGGCAACACGGCAAACGGCGGCCACGACTACGCCAGCCAGCGCACGGCATGGGTCTATCTCGACCTTCATATCTGGACGCTGGACGCCGGGCCTGATGCTGCCAAGCTGATCGCCGGCACTGTGACCGCAGCCCTCGACAATCCCCTTAATTTTGAGGGGTGCGACTGCGATCATTTCCGCGTCGTTCGCTCGGCATTCCCGCGCGATCCCGACCCGCGTTATGGGCATGGCGTCCTTTCCGTCGAAGCCCTTATCCGGTGGATTGTCTGATGCTCAACATCGGAAGCATGAACCGCCGCATCACCATCGAACGCCAGACGGAAACCGTTCAGCCGTCCGGTAGCGTCGTGAAGGCGTGGGCACAGGTCGCCACCGTTTGGGCCGAAGTCCTTCAGCAGACGGCGAGCGAGTTTTTCACCGGCTACGGCGAGGCCGAAACCGGCACCGTGATTTTCCGCGTCCGGTATCGCCCTGGCATCACCACGGCCGACCGCGTGACCTATGAAGGCGCGGCGTATGGCCTGAAGGAAATCAAGGAACTCGGCAGGCGCGATGCGCTGGAGCTTCGCGGGGAGGCCCTGAAGTGACCCACCTTCGCGGCGTGAAGCCGCCCATTGATCGCGACAGCAACGCACTGATGAAGGCTCCGGCAGCGCCGAAGCAGCTTTCGGCCTATGCGCGTGCCGAATGGAAGCGGATCATGCCGGGCCTCATTGAACGCGGCATCATCACGCGCGGCGATCTTGGCGGCGTCGAAGACTACTGCCGTGCCCGTGGTCTCGTTCGCGAAATCGAAGACGCCCTTCGCGCCTCCGGCGAAATCGACATGAAGCTTTGCCGCCTTCAGGACAAGGCGATGCAGACGGCTCGGCAGCTTGCCGCCGAATATGGGCTTTCGCCGGTATCGCGCGCCCGCGTCGGCAGCGCGGCACCCGACGACGATGACGACGATAACCCGCTCATGATCGGCAGGAACCGCCCCCATGCCTAAGAGCACATTCCCGCACTGGATTTATGACGGCAGCGCTATCGAAGACCCGTTCGGCTATGGACAGGACGCCGTCGATTTCATTCGGGCCTTGAAGCATCCGGCCAGCACCGCGCCGAAGGGCCGCTTTCAGCTTTACGATTTTCAGGACCGCATGACGCGGCGCATCTATGGACCGCGCAACCCGGACGGAAGTCGGATCGTCCGCACGGTGTTCCTGATGCTGCCCCGTGGCAATCGCAAGACCAGCATTGCGGCGGCGTGGGCGCTTCTTCACACCATCGGCCCGGAAGCACGACCGGCCGGACAGGCCATCTTTGCCGCGTCCGACCGTGAACAGGCTGGCATCGGCTTCAAGGAAGCTGCGAACATCGTTCGCGAGGATCGCCGGTTGATCGGTGCGACACGCATCTATGACGCCCATAATTCAGCGAAGAAGATCATGAGCCGCCCGAACAAGGCGGAATTGCTCGCCGTATCGAGTGACGGGGCGGCCCAGCACGGCAAGACGCCTTCCTTCGTCCTTGTCGATGAAATCCACGCTTGGAAGGGCCGCGACCTCTGGGAAGCGCTCAAGTCCGGCATGGCGAAGGTTCCCGATACCCTCATGATCATTGCCACGACCGCAGGCCGTGGGCAGGAGAACATCGGTTTCGAGATTTACGACTACGCCCGGAAGGTCGCGACCGGCGAGATTAACGACCCGTCGTTTCTGCCGATCATCTTCGAAGCTGGACCCGCCGACGATTGGCGCGATGAAGCCGTTTGGCACAAGGTCAATCCCGGCCTTGCCTATGGCTTCCCTGATCTTGGCGGCTTGCGCACGATGGCACGCGAGGCCGAACACCGGCCGGCAGAGCGGTTCGCATTCCAGCAATTTCACCTCAACATCTGGCAGGCCGCTTCCCGTGATCCGCTCTTCGATATGGCCGTCTATGACGCCGGCCGCGATCCGAACTTCGACCTTGCCGACCTTGAGGGCCTGCCGTGCTGGCTTGGCGTTGACTTGTCCCGCTCGGGCGACCTGACGGCCATCGTCGGCGCGTGGCGGCATGAGGATGGCCGCATCACGGTTCACCCGTGGTTCTTCCTGCCGTCAGAAGGATTGGAAGATAAGGCCAAGGTCGAACAGGCTCCCTATACCCGGTGGCGCGATGAAGGGCTTTTGAACGTCATCGATGGCCCGGTGATTGAACCCGACGTGATCGCCGACCGGATCATCGACCTTTGCGGCACCTACGACGTGCGCGAAGTCGTCTTCGACCCGTCGCTCGCCGGCCCGCTCATGGGCAAGCTGATGGACCACGGAATCACCGTTCTTCAGGTTCCGCAGACGGCGAAGCACATGCATGGCCCGATCTGTGATCTTGAGCGCATCGTGAACGGCCGCCGCATCCGCCACGGCGCACACCCGATCCTTCGCAACCACTTCGAAAGCGTCGTCGTGAAGCGCGCCACCAATGCCGGCGAACTGACGACGATGCACAAGGGCACCCGCCATTCAAACCACATTGACGGCGCGATTGCGTCGGCGCTGTCCGTCTTCAGGGCGGCGGCGAACGATAACCAGCGCTCGATTTTCGACCTCGACCCCAACGAATTTGACCGGCTTCGCCATGACGATGCCGAAGCCGCATAAAGGAATGCCGATATGAATGATGATCTGTTGCTTGTGACCTTCCGGGCCAATGCCGACAAGTATAAGCGCGATCTGGACGGCGCCCGCGCCTACGGGAACAAGCGCTTTAAGCAGATGCAGCAGGACGCCGACGGCCTCAGTCAGAAGCTTGAGACGATGTTTGCGCCACTGATGAAGAGCGGGGCCGTCGTTGCCGCTATCGGCGGCGCGGCGCTTGCGGTGAAGGAAATTGCCACCTCGATTGCAGAGGTTGACCGCGAGGCCCGCAAGGCTGGCGTGTCGGCGAAGGTGTGGACGCAATGGACCTACCTCGCTTCAGCAACCGGCATGAGCATTGACGGCGTGACCGACGCCCTGAAGGAACTCAACATCCGCGGCGATGAATTCGCTAAGACCGGCAAGGGCAGCGCGGAGGAAGCTTTTCAGCGCCTTGGCTACAGTGCCGCCGACGTGGCCGACCGCTTGCGTGATCCGAGCCGCTTCCTTGATGAGATCATCACCAAGCTTCAGACGCTGGATGCCGCAGCGCAGACCCGCATTCTTGATGAGGTCTTCGGTGGCACCGGGGCCGAACAGATGGCGAAGGTTCTCGGCATGTCGGTCGAGCAAATCCAGAAGCTGCGCAGCGAGGCCGCGACCTTCAGCGATCAGCAGATCGAAGCCGCCAAGAAGATCGACGCCGAATTCGCGACCATGTGGCGCAATGCGACCGTGCGCATGAAGGGCTTTGCCATCGATGCGGCCGGCGCAATGGCGAAGGTGCGCGATGCGCTCAATCCCGGCAAGGACACCTACGATAGGGCGGTTGAGCGCTACAACAGCCCGGAAGAACAGTTGAAGCGCCTTCAGAAGCAGCGCGCCGACATTGCCACAGCCATCGAACGCGAGAAGGCGAATACCGGCAACTTCCTTCAGCAGGCAGAGCTTCGGAACCTCGAAATCGCATTAAGGGCCGTGGATGAGCAAATCACCGACCTCACGGGCGGGAGCGATGAATTCAAGACCGGGCTCAAGGAATTGTCGGCCGCAAGCAACAGCCTGACCGGTGCCTTCAGCGGCAACACGAACGCCGCTGCCAATTTCAAGAGCGCCCTTGCCGACCTCAAGAACTTTTTGCCGGAACTGAAGGCCGAACTGGACACGCTCGCCACGACGGACGGCATTGACGCGGCCTACAACAAGGCCGTTTCGAAGGCCCTCACCATGGGCGAGGTCATGAGCGCAACCGACATTGCAAACCGCGCCAAGAGCGTGGCGCGGTATGGCAAGCACGACAACATCCTTGATCTGATCGCCAGTGTCGAAAGCGGCGGCGATTATAACGCCACCCTCGATCATGGCAGATGGACGGGCGGCGCACAGAACCTTACCGGCATGACGCTTGATCAGGTCCGCGCCCTTCAGCGCCGTATGCTCGCCGATCCAGCGAACCGCGCCCTTTACGGCGACGGCAAGGGCTCTTCAGCGCTTGGCCGCTACCAGATCACGGGCCGCACCCTTGAGGGCCTGATGAAGGAACTTGGCCTGTCCGGTGACCGGCTCTTCGACGCGACGACACAGGATGAGCTTGCCCGTGCGCTGCTTCGTCGCCGTGGTGGTGACCCTGAATCCCTTCGGCAGGAATGGACCGGCCTGAAGCGGGTGGACGATAGCACTATCCGCAACGCCTATTCCAATACGCCGACCGCAGCCCAGCCGCTTGCGCCGACCGATGGCGAACGCCAGCGCACCGAATTGCTGAAGCAGCAGGACGCCGCCCGCAAGAGCCTGAACCAGTCGGTTGAGGAAGGTTTGCGCCTGGCTGAATTCGAGCGCTCGATTTCCGGCATGTCGGCATCGCAGCAGCGCATTGAGCTTGAGGTCTACCGGCTTCAGGAAGAGGCCCGCCGCAACGGCATCACCTTGACCGACGCCGAACTTCAGAAGATGCGCGAGAAGATCGCCCTCACGCAGCAGCTCGACAGCAAGAACCAGCAGGTTGCCCGCAGTGCCGAAGGCCTGAAGAGCGCCCAGCAGTATTTTGCGGAGAGCTTCACGTCGTCCCTGTCCGGCCTGTTGACCGGCACACAGACCCTGAACGGCGCGCTTCAGAACCTGTTGAACAGCCTGATCGATGCCACGTTGCAGGCCGCGCTTCTCGGCAAGGGGCCGCTCTCCGGTCTTCTCGGCGGCGCGGGAACCGGCATCCTTGGCGCACTCTTCGGCTTCTCGGACGGCGGCTATACCGGCGACGGCGGAAAGTATCAGCCGGCGGGCGTCGTCCATAAGGGCGAATATGTCATGTCGAAGAAGGCGACCAGCCGGATCGGCGTGGGCAACCTTGAGGCACTGCATCGCGGCGCGCTATCAGGCTATTCCGATGGTGGTTATGTCGGCGGTGCGCCGGCACTGCGCAAGCCCGACCTGAAGGCGGCGAACAGCAACGCCGCGCCGTCGCCGGTCAACATCAATACGAACGTCACGGTGAACGCGACCGGCGGCGACCCGGCCCAGAACGCCGACTTGGCGGCGAAGGTGGGTAAGCAGGTGGAACAGCAGATGCGCGGGCTTGTGGCGGATGAGCTTCGCAGGCAGACGCGGGCCGGCGCGTATCTGAACCAGAGGACACGCTGAAAGACTCAGAGCGACTCGTGGGCGCGCTTCGTGAACCGGAAGGCGTCTTTCCTTATCCGGGAGCCTTCCTGCCTCTGTATGACTCTGTATGGCGGAAAGAAGCACCGGAACCGCCTGCTTCTTAACCGGGAGCTTCTATTTCTACCTGCCGGGAGGTGAATTCACCGCCGGGAGCCTTCTTCAAATTCTTCCCTTCGAAGCCTTCCGGGAGGAAGAGAATTACCGGTCAGCGCCGCAAGGCGCTGGAAAGGCCGAAGGCCGCGCAGGCGAGCCGCGAAGCGGCGAGTGTTGAGCGCGTCAGAATTCCTGATGCTTCGCCGTCTTCTTATTTGTATTTTATTATTAGTATTTAATAATATATATGTATATATATACCCTATATATAGCAAGCCCTCAGAATTCTGACGCGCCTCAGCCTCCCGGACAATCTTCGCTCGCAATTTGGCGCATCCAACGACGATCCCGCTATAACGTAGGTCAGTTAAGGCGAAAGAAGGATGACGCGCATGCTGCACTTTGCGGAAGCAATCGAAAACCGGCGCAAGCTGATGGCCGACCGGCAGTTGGCCTATGCGGACGCCCGAATGGCGCAACGCGCCGCCGACGCCGAAGCTTCCGGCCGGACCGACTACAAGCCCCGCCGGTTCTTCCCGACCGACGACGTGCGCCAGCTTGCCAAGGAACGCGAGAAGGCGGAACAGGAATCGGTGAAGCGCGCCACGGGCGTCCGCCAATACACGAAGCATGAGACGTTCGAAGCAGCCCGTGAAGCAATCCGGCGGAGCAACCGTGCCGCATCGAAGAAGCGCCGCGAGAAAATGAAGGCGAAATCGGAATAAAGGCGATAAGTAAATACTTACTTATCCTTGATGATCAGCCAATATATCCGGGTAAAATCGAGTATTTTCGCTGATTTTATTTTTATTACTTGCCAAATCACTCCAGCCGACTCATGAAGGTGATGCCCGCTCATGGGCAGGGGAAATGAAATGGAAATGCAGACCTACCTTCCGGCTGACCTCTACGGCCACGTCATCGACCTTATCGAAGACCTCTTCGATACCTTCGACCCTGCAGCGCCCGATTGCCTGAAAACGCGCCTCGCTATGATCCTCGGCGAGGAAGGCGGCATCTGGCCGGCCTACTGCTATCGCGGCGAGGATGAGGGCGTGAAGAAATCTGCATGAACCGTCATTTTGGCTATTGCATGATAATTATGATTACGCCATAAGCATAATCAGAAGGAGGCAATCACATGGCCCTGACGAATGCAGAAATTCAGAAGCGGTGGCGGGAACGTCAAAAGGCGAAGAAGGCCGCGGCGCTGAAGGTCGCGGATGAGAACGCGCTGTCATATCGCGAGCCGTTTTTTGAACGATACCAGCGCAGCGGCGGAACCATCGCGGAGATTTTGGACCTCGCAAACATGGAGCCGCCGAAGATCGAAGACGATAGCGATCCGCATTCGATGACTGGCTGGATTGAAGAATCCTACATCGATCACCCGGAAGACAGCCCCTACTTCAATCAGAAGGGCTCAATCGCTCAGGCAGAGATCGCGGTCGGATGCATGATCAGCGCAGCGGCGGAACTTGCCGAACTCATAAACGAACACAAGCGCTCGGAAATCGACGCCCGCATTGCCGAAATCGAGCAATCTGACCTGTCCGATCCGGCAGCAAGGAACACGGCTTTCGCCGAAATGGCGAGGCTCAAGAGAATGCGCGACCAGCTTAGTCAGCAGGTCCGCTGGACCTTCCCACAGTGGAAGGTCACGGGCGAATAG